TCATATATTTTTTTTGAATTCTACCAATAACTTTTTTAAAATTCTCATTATTTATTTTAATTAAACCAATTTGATTGCTTGATAAATATTTTTCAAGTTTAATACTCCACCCAATACATTTTTTCGAATTTGCTGATAATAAATTATTATACATTTTACCAAATTTACCAGAATTTAAATCCAATTCTTTATTTGAAGATAGACTTGCAGCCATATTTTTCTATATTATATATTATATACATATTAAAAAAAATTTAAATCAACATCTATTATTTTGGCGTTCTAAATTGAAAATTTCTTGATATAAAAGCCACCCAAGGCTCATTTAAATTAGCAAATTCTTTCCATAAAAAATTCTTAATATCTTCTTCATTATCATTCATACAACGACTTACATTTAAAGTTACTGATACACAAATAGCATCATCTCTATAAGAAGCAAAAATATAATCTCCCATATAAAGGTTTACTCTTGGCCATTTTACTTTCACTCTTTTTTCTATTCCCATAAATGCTGAAGAAAATTTAATAAATTCTAGAATATATTCATATATATTCGGATTATGATCATTATAATCAGTTATTGGATTATAAACAGTTTTAGGATGAAGATATGTAAAAGCAATTAACTCATCCCCATATTCACGCAAAATTTTAGCACACAATTTTATGTCACATATCCGATGTGGAACATATTTTGGTTTGATAAATTTAATTATCAGTCTTCTTAGGTCCGAACACTCAAAAACAGTTTCCCGTGCAGTCATTTTACTTTTTTGCCTTATAACCAATTTAATATTTTGCTACTATTATCAATTTTATATTATATTAAATTTCTTTATACCCAGTATAAAGAAATGTTTGATTACATTATTATAGGTTCTGGACCAACTGGTCTAACATTAGCATTATATTTAGCAAAATTAAAAAAAAAAGTACTTATTGTTGAAAAAGAAAATACTATTGGGGGAATTCATAGAGTGAAAAGACATAATGGACTATTTACCGAACATGGGCCTAGAATATATTTAGATAATTACGTTAATTTTATGAAAATTCTTAATATATTGGGAACATCATTTCACCAACTATTTACTAAATATGATTTTCAAATAACAACCATTGGGGGAAAATCGATTAAAAATTTCTCCTTTAGAGAACTTGCTATTATCACTTATAAATTATTTACTATTAATAATATTAATAAAAAACAATCTGTTTTAGAATTCGCTAAAGAAAATAATTTTTCTGAACAAGCTATTGATTATATGGATAGATTATGTAGATTAACTGATGGAGCAGGAATTAAGAGATATACATTATTTGAATTTATACAAATCATAAACCAAAACTCCTTAAATAATGTCTATATACCAAAATTACCTAATGATATAGCTTTATTCAAAATTTGGAGACTTAAATTACAACAACTAGGAGTAAAATTCTTATTAAATACCACACTTATCGATATGTCACCTAAAGGTAGAATTATAACATTCGCTAAATTCCAAAATAAAGAAAAATCTTTTGAACTTAAAGCTAAAAATTATATACTCGCAATACCACCACACCCATTAATACAGTTTCTTGAAAAATCTAATATCAAAAATGCTTATGGAAATTTTGAAACATTAAAACAATGGGCACATAATGTTAAATATCTCAATTATATTACTGTATCATTTCATTGGAATAAACAAATAAAATTACCTAAAATATGGGGATTTCCATCAAATGAATGGGGAATTGTTTATATTGTTCTCAGTGATTACATGAAATTTAAACATAAAGACTCAAAAATTGTTATGACTGTATCTATTACCAAACATACAAAATCATCTTATATTAATAAAACTCCTCATCAATGTAATGAAAAAGAATTAAAAAATGAAATATTAAGACAACTTAAAGATTCATTTCCTAACTTACAAAAACCAACACATGCTATCTTAAATCAACATACATACAAAAATAAAAAATGGTATCACAATGATCACGCATTTATGCTAACCAAATACGGATATTTAGATCCATTTGAAAAATATACAAACTTATATAGTTGCGGACCACATAATGGTTATAGTACCTATGCTTTTACTTCACTTGAAAGTGCCGTCGTTAACGCTATTAAATTAATACATACAATTGAACCTCGTGCTAAATATAAATTTCCTATGAAATATTCTTCTTCTCTTAGACAAATTATACTAAAAATATTTATTTTAATTTTCGCAATCATTATGTTATATCCTATTTTTACTCTGAAAAATCAATCTTAATTTTCTGTGGTTTTTTCTTTTGTTAATTCTTTTAGAATATCTAAGGCTGATAATCTACTATTAGATATATCTACATAATCCTTGTTAATCTCAAATCCAATATAATTTAACTTCAATACTTTGGCAGCAACACATTCTGTACCTGAACCTGAAAATGGAGATAAAACATAACCATCAGTTTGTTTACAAGATTTAATCAAATATGTACAAAGTTTTAAAGGTTTCTGTGTTGGATGATTAACTCTTTCCTTTTTTCCAGCCCCACCAGCAAGACAAGGGAATTTTAAAACATCACGAGGTAAAGCACCTTTTTCATGTGCTGTATAGATTGTTTCTTTAGAACCAAAACGACCTTTCGTTGTAGTTCTTCTCTTTCCAGCACTATTTTTTAAATAATTTGCACTATATGGAACTCTAACTTCGTCACGATTAAAATTAGGTTTAATACCATTTTTGTAACAACATAAAACTGCTTCATGACTTTTTTGCCAAAATTTTAAAGATGGAACTGTTCTATTTGTGTAATGCCAAATTAAAGTTTTTACTTTCATATCTAATTCATCTTGAATATAAACTGTCAAATAGGGGACAATTTCACTAAAACCAAAAATAAACATTGTTCCATTATTCATTAAAATTCTTCTACACTCGTTTAACCAAGGTTTAGCCCATTCAACATATTCTTTATTTGTAAATTTAATTTTATTGTTACCAAAACTTTTTCCAACATTATATGGGGGATCAGCAATAATACATTGAGCTGATTGTGATTCTAATTTTTTTAAACCAATAATACAATCTTCTACATAAATTTTATTTAATTTTAGTTTTTCTTCTGACATATTTGTTTATTTTATTTAGAGAAATATATTTCGTATTTTAGGCGTAGCCGTATACGCCCGAATGGGCTATAAATTCACTTGTATGTAATTCATATTTTATTAAAAAATATTTAATTAAAATAATTTTTAATAAAATTTAAAATCGATTTTTAATGATTCTACGCCTAACGATAACTTACGAATATACGATAATATAGCTAACGATAGAATAATTCTATAGATAACTGAAATTCATCTATATTCATAATGTCTGATTACTCTGATTACTCAGATTACTCATCACCTAAAAATTGTGTTCGACCAAGACTGCCACCAATTTTGATTCTCGGATCATCAATTGGAATCAAGAATGGTTCATCAGAATTTGCTTCATCACTTGAAAATTGTGTTTCACATGAATTCTTGGAGATGGCCGACCTTGGGTCCCCAATCCATCAACAAATTACATGCCAACGAACCCTTGGACGTGGATCTTATGGTTCAGTGGAAGAAATTACTATTAACGTTGTAAGAACTTCCGTTGGGGAAATAAAAGTCGGTCCAGCTTTTTACTTATCACACGTTCTGAGCGGACTTATTGACCAGTTTGTTGACCACAAGGAAACTTATGCAATGAAGACGGTCAGAAAGCCACCTGGTGGAAATTTCCAACTCGAGAAAGTTCTCAAAGAACCCATGGTCCACAGAAAAATTTCTATTTCTTCCAACAATGTACCCAAATTCTACAAGATGGTGGAGTCTGATTCAAAACACGCATCTTGGGCAGTTGAAATGTGCGATAGTGATTTGAATAAACTTATTCCAGATGGTGGATACAAGCAATTGGCTCATTCCCTCGAGGACAATGATAAAATCGCTGAAGCAAAGGAAACCTGGGATTTGGTCAAAAACTTTGGAAAACAAATCGCCCAAAGTCTTGCTGATATCCATAAATACGGAGATGGTGCTCACCTTGATATCAAACCTGCAAATATTATGGTCAAGATGCCTGTTGCTGTAGGAGATAAGCCACGACTACTTATTTCTGATTTCTCCATGGAAACATTCACGGAATTCGATGAAGAAAAACTTGTCATGCCGAACCAATTCACTGTCTCCTATGGCTCCCCAGAAATGATCAAATCAAGTTCTGGGCAATTCAAAGAAGACGACAGCATGAGAAAGGATGGACGGATTCGTGGAGATTTGGCTGACACATGGATGATGGGTGCTACGATGATTCATATTCTTACTGGACAATGCCCATTTCATGGACAAGGACAAGCATTGATTATGATGGCTCTTCTCCATGGAAACATCCCAATTATCCCACAAGATATCCCTATGGATATTCGTAAATTCATCGAAGAGTGTTTCAAGCCAGTTTCAGAGCGCAAGACAGCAACTGAACTTATTCACTTCTTCTAATATGTTTATTAGCCATAGCACTTAATTTATGTTTATTTTATGTTTATTAATTTATGTTTATTTTATGTTTATTTTATGTTTATTTTATGTTTATTTTATGTTTATTTTATGTTTATTAATATTTAATCTATTTAATTTGTATACTAAATAAAAATTATAAATATAAAGGGACTGGATTATTATAATCGTCTTAATAAACTATTACGTTCTATTAATCCCTGTTTTAATAACTCCCTTAAACATTCATTCATATGTCCAAATATTTTTTTGCTATTTGGCATTTTAATATCAAGATCATTATCACTGATTGTTGATAATAATACTGAAAATGTTTTTATCTGCTCTTCAGCATCACCAATATCATGTTCAGCATGTCTTGTTACTAATTTATCAACTATTTCCAAATCACTTAAATCACTCTCCTTTGGATCAATTTCTTCAATTTCTTCAATTTCTTCTTCATTCTCAAATTTTGATAATTTCTCCTTTAAATTTTCAATTTCTTTTTTCAAATGCTCGTTTTCTTCCAAAAATTTATCTTTTTTAGTAACTGTTTTTTCTACATCTAATACCTCTTCTGGTACTATTTCTGCCTCTACTTCTGCTTCTTTACGAGTTCTATTATTTTCATATGTATCTAATACTTCTTGAAAACTTATTTCAACATTCTGAAATTTAACTAAATGTTTTAATAAACCATTGATAACATATTCTACTAATTTCTTTAAAGTATTATCTACTTGTGAAAAAATAAAATGAGATTTATTCATCTTAACTCTAAATATATCATCAATGTCTGAATTATTATACTTTAACTCACATCTTAAATTATGAGGGACATTCTTTATTTTCCATTCTAATGAATCTGTATACAAGAAATGACCGTTCCTATTTACTAAAACACCACTTAATTTTTTACGATTTGTTCTCAATATATTCTCCTGATCACAAACCATTTGCTCATCTAACATCGTAATAGATATATCAATTGTATTGCATTTAATATCACCCATACGCTCATCTTCTACAAATCCTGTGAAATTGTTTTTCGAAAATCTGTAATATTTACCATTGAATTCTACAAAATAATTGTAATATTTTTTTCTATTTTTACGCTCTATTACACCTACTTTTACAAATACTTTCTTATCTGATTCTACTGCTTTGAAATTTAACCAATCAACTGCTTCCAATTCTACCATTCCATTGTAGTTTTTAAAAGTATCAATATCATAATAAATCTTTGTATCTATCTTTTGATGTTTTAAAGAAATATCATGAATAATTGAAACAAATTCTTTAGTAAATTCATCTTTATCACTTTCTATAATTGGACCCATTTCACCAATTACTACTGTTCCACTAATTCCCTTTGGTTTGTTTTCAATATTAATATTTTTCATTACCTTTTGATAAAATCTTCTTAAAAGTTCACTCGCATTGTCTGAAGTACTAACATATTTTCCATATTCTAATTCTCCATTTGCCCATTTTACTAAACTATCAGAATCCCACTCTAATTTAGAAATATCTGTACTACCAACTTGTTTACTCAAAACTGTCCATTTACCACCCAAAGTTAAAAATGCCTCTTTCGCACCTATTCCAAATTTACCATGCTTTGTTTTCTCCATATTTTCATGTTTATATAAAACACACATACTTTCTAATTTCTCTATTGGCATACCAACACCATTGTCTGCTATTACTAACAGATTTGATTTACCTCTGTATTTTATCAAAATTTTGTTTGAATTTGCATCATCAGCATTTTGAAGCAATTCCATTATTGATGTTTTATGCGTATGCCCATTTCTACCATTACTATGAGCTTTTACATAACCTTTATTATCAAATGTTAAAATTGGACGCATCGTTATATATATAATTTATCACTATCCAATTACTTATATAAAAATATAGATATTCTAACAAATACAAATATAAATTAAAATTAAAATTAAAATTGATTTCGTTTCATTTTTATCAATAGCATATTACTTACAAATGGACAAATCATTAGCAATTATTACAGGATTATTTTTCAGTAATATACTCAACTTTTTTGATATATTATCTGGAAATGAAGCAAGTGAATATTATGGCGAAATACATAATTCAGTTATTAATAAAATACTTCATATTATGTTTATCCCTATCGCTAGTTACTATTTTTTGTTATGGATTCCAGAAATGTTTAATATGAATAAACGAAAAGCACAGTCTTTTATGACTTTCATTTATTATACACTATGTACGCATTATTGTACTATAGATTTAACTATTGGTTTACTTACATTCTCTTCTTATTATGGCTTTTATTCTAAAGCCATGCATGATTATGGTAGTTATAAAAAATATCACACACTAATATACTATTTTGTTATTATGAGTTCAATTGAATTCATTGGTCATACTCTATTTGAACATGAACAAAGTAGATTTAGTGGTATACTAAATGCTGTATTATATTCACATTATTTTGATACTAAAATTTTATTTAATTACTTCCTTTAAAATTTAATTCAATATATTTAAACTTTGTTGAATTGTCCCTTATTCTTTTTATAACAATTATACAACTGATTTAAAGTCTCATCTTTAAGTTTGCCTAATTCCTTTTTAATAAATTCCTCATTTTCTTCATTATCGTAAAATTCATTGATATCATTCATAAATTTTTCCTCATTCTTATCAATATCATCAGTTTCTTGTAAATTATTTAAATGCTCATAAACTTGTAGAACTTCTTCTACATTTTTTTCTTTGTCGTATAATTCATCCATTACCTCGTGCTTATTACGAGCCTCCCAAACATTATCTGTTCTGACATATATATCTTTATGTTTCTTATTTGTATATTTGATTGTTAAATTTTCTGGTACTTCTAGATTACAATATTTGTATTGAATATATTTTTGTAATCCGTTTATCCCACTTCCCAGAATTTGAGCAATTACTTTTTTATATTTTGGATTCTTTAAGAAATTAATATTCTCATTTCCATATTCATTCAAATTAATATTAATAATAT